GTGGTGCTTCGCATGAAACAAAAGCACCTGATCAGTTGTCATCACAGGGTGATACTAGAATGGATTCTATCAAGAATACTATCAGTAATGTCGCACAGGGTGCCAAAAATATGTTTATGAAACATACCACTGTAGGCATGGGTATCAGTGCTGCTAGTGGAGTCATAACCAAAATGTTAGGTAAGGTACAACCAGCAAGTGAAGGCAGTCAATATGAGAGACAAGATGTTAATAGTCTTACCAATCAAGTTGTCAATAATAATGAAGTGATGCTGCATGAGAAGACTCAAATGATAGTACAGAATGAAAAGACTGAAGGTGGCAGAGCAGCAGCAACTAAGATGAGAGAATTGTTTGCTGACATGTCAAAAGCCCAAAAGAAAACTATGGGTAATGCATCGCTCGCACCTACAGAGATTAGAGTCAGTAAATATCTTACAGCTAGTCTTGTTACCACTCATGGAGGGGAGACACTTCACGACTTATGAACGGAAACTTTGAGCTACTAGACCTAAAGATAGGGGTATCAACCTATGACGCTGACCTAAACGCCACGGGTATCGTTGTACACCCGTTTAACCTCAATCAGTTGATGGAGTTACATTACTATGAGGACATCACTAAAGCAAATGTTTTAGTTGTTCTGAAAATGAATGACACTAGCAGTGGTTTGTTATCAAAACTCATGGGTATGGAACCTATTGATATCTCATGGAGTGATGGTGAAGACAATGTAATTTCATACAGCATGATCATATACGATATACAAGATCGTATGATAATTGATGGTAAGCAGTCACAAGCAACAATATATTGTGTCAGCCCAGATGCGGTTAAGAATAGTGCTACTAAGATATCAAAGAGATTTGGTAAAGGTGGTGGTATGTTCACACATGATATAGTAGAAGAGATTATATCTAAAGATTTAAGATCAGATAAGTCAGTTGATGTAGATCCATCACAGACTCAGTTATCTTTCGTCAGCCCATACTGGGATCCATATACTATTATCTCATGGTTAGCATGGAGATCTATCCTACAGTCACCAAGTGGTAAAACCAGTGCTGGATACTTGTTCTATGAGGACAGGGATGGGTACCATTTCAGAGCGATGGATTCTCTAGTCGATCAGGAAACGACAAGAACTATCAATGTCAATCTAGATTCTGACGAGGAAGAAACCAATGACATTAATATAGAGGGATTCACAGTGGCTGGTACATCAGATATATTTCGTGGTTTAAATCTGGGTAGTTATGCTAGCACCACATTTACATTAGACATGAAGGACTTTAAATATGATGAGATTCCTTTTTATGTCAACGACTTCTATCCTCAGATGAAGAAATTGAATCAAACATCCCTACCAGAGTTCTATAAAAGATTTGGTAGTGAAGAGAATAAAGGTAAACCAACTAGAATTATGTCTAAGGTCATGGACTCAGCCATGTACACAGAGGGTACATACACACAAGACTTGACACGACAACTCAGTCAGTCCATGGTAAGAAATCAATTCTTCTTTAATCAATCAGCAACGTTTGAGTATGAAGGAAAGCAAGACTTATATATTGGACAGGTTGTACTGGTCAACAAGAATGACTCTAGATCAGGTGAGTTAGATCTTGAGATCAGTGGTCGCTACATAGTAGGCAAGATCTATCGGTCTTTCTTGACCGAGAGAGATGCTATGTCTACAAGAGTCACACTATACAGAGATAGTTTAGGATGAATTTAGAAAGTGCTGCTCATGCCATCGGTAAAGATGGATTCAACTGGTGGATAGGACAAGTCGAGAACGACGGGTCAGATCCAGACCATGATGGTACGCAGCCAAAAGATTACGATTATACAGGTAAGGTCAAGGTTAGAGTTGTAGGGTATCATAACCCAGATAAAGAGATACTACCGACCAGAGATTTGCCATGGGCATCTTGTATCATGCCAGCTGTCTATGCCATGAAGAGTGGTATGGGTTCTATTCAACAGTTACAGGTAAGTAGTTGGGTAGTTGGATTCTGGATGGATGGATCCTCAGCTCAGATACCTATCATCATGGGTAGTATCAGTGACCAGAACCCAAATGACATATACACGAAACTACCTGCACAAAGTAGTAAAGGATATCAACAGATACATGCACCAGACTATGAGCCAAACAAGCATGGTACAGGTGGTGGTATAGCTGGTGGTACTGCTGATACTACAGAGACAGATCCTACAACTGGTAACACAACAAAGAGTGAGGAGAAAGAAAAGACAGATGATGTATCAACTGTAAACGAACGTGGCGAGGGACAGAAAGCAACAGAGGCAATGAAAGCCGCAGATGAAAGGAAGAAGTATTCTATACATGTAGGTAATGGTAAGTGTGGTACACCAGCTGATGTTAAGATCAAGGGTGCTACTGCTGAGTTCCTAAAGTTTGCTAGAGGTATAGAGAAGAATGATATAGGTGAGTTTATTAATAAGAAGACAGGTCAGATTGAAGACTTAGCAGGTGAGATTGAAGCAATACAGGATAGGATGCAAGGATTCATGGGTGGTGTACTTGCTAACGTGAAGGGTACAGTATTAAAGGAGACACAGAAGCACATACAGGGTGTGATCAATGACATCAAGATCCCTGATCCTGATTTATTAGATCCAGCTGTGGATCAACTCAAGAACATTGGTGACCTCATCAACTGTCTATTCAAACAGATCTTCAATGAACTCGCTGATGTCATTGGTGGACTACTGAATGATCTTATCGGACAAGCACTAGACTCTGCATTGTGTTTGGCGAAGGATATATTCTCTGACTTGTTTGGTGGGTTGATGGACAAGTTAATGAGTGGCATTGACACTGCATTGGGTATCCTTGACGGTGCATTGAGTGCTATCAAGAACAACGCAGCATTGATTCAAGGTATATCAAGTAAGATCCTAGACCTAGTTGACATGGTTTGTGAAGGAGATCTATCTTGTGCTCTTGGACTATCAACATTCGAGACAGGTACAGGTGCTAAGGAGAGTGAAGCAGATAAGCAGAAGAAACAGATCAGTCAGTTCAGTGATGCAGCAAAGGGAGCACTGAAGAATGGTAAGACATTATTAGTTGGCACAGCTATACCTAACTCACGTGGATGGGTTCCAGCCACTACGATGGTAGCTGGTAAGATGGTTAAGAAAGCCTTCAACACTAAGAACGGTGAGTTCGCAGAAGTTGGTGCAGCGGGCACAGGTGTGGTAGCGTCAACCTTTGAGAAAGGTAAGAGTTTGATTGAGAAGTTTGATAGTGTATATCCTATACGTGCATCAGATGGTACGATTAACTTTGACACTCTCAACTGTAGTCCAAGTAACACACGTAAGAAACCTTGTTTCCCAGAATTAATTTTTGACAATGCACAGTCCACAAGTATTATCAGAGCATTACCTATCATTGATGACATAGGTGCTATGGTTGGTATCTTGATGAGGAACAAAGGATCCAATATCAACACCACTGCTAAGGTCAGAGCTATGTTTACATGTAATGAACCAGAAGGTACTGGTGCAGATCTGACTCCTATCATCAAGAACGGACAGATAGAGAAGATCAGAGTTAATAAACCAGGCGTAGGATATGGATTAGATCCAGACAATACATACTGCCCTAAAGAACAGAAGTTCTTCCTCATAGACAGGGTAGAGTTAAATGATTATGCTGACACAGGTGATATTATTTTCTATCAGGAAGAATCAGGTGATCCAAACATAGGTATACTACAGGTCATAGAGTATAACTACAACAATACTGGTTTCGTTGCTCTTGCTACACTAGAGAAGGATGCATATGTACCGCCTGGATTGAAACTACAGACATCTGGTGGCACATTTAAGTTCACACTCAACCCACTAAAAGAATTTTATGACCTCGCTATTCCTGCTAATGCTACAGCATTATATGCTAACTGTTCGGACATACTACCAGTGCTTGACACCATTGACATCACAAACGTAGGTAAAGGATATAAAGAACCTAAGATATATGTCGGACCTAATGAGGTCGGTAACATATCAACTGACACACAGGGCAGACTACTCACCCCAACTATCACCACTAAGACACTTGGTTTTGTACAACCACGTATCGTAGATGCTGAAGGGTTTGGTGCTGAGATCGTACCTACATACCAGTACGTAGGACCTACTAAGTTCACTGAGATCTTTGCGACTCAATCATATATTGATTGCGTAGGACATCCAAATGACTAGACAGAATACAAGCAACACAGACCTATTTGATGGTAACGAGGAAAGTAATGATAATCCTCAACACATCACGAACTACCCGAAGAACTGGGTAACAGTGACCTCAGCAGGTCATGTGATGGAGTTTGACAACACAAAAGATGGTGAAAGAATACGATTAATCAATGGTGCGACTGGTTCTATCTTTGAAATGGACGAAGAGAATGACACATATGTCATCAGTTCAAGAGATTTACACCTAAATAGTGACAGGACGACCACCCTTAAGGTCGGTAAAAACAAAAAGGAAGACAAACTTATCATTCAGGTTATAGGTGACGCTCATCTAAATGTGGAAGGAAACTTACACACAGAGGTAGAGGGTGACAGATTTGACAAGGTGGCTGGTAACTACGAACTCAAAGTTGGTGGTACTATCAGTGTAGACTCAGCATCCAATATTGGTATCAATGCTGACAATGAGATCAGATTCATTGGAAATTCAATCAACGAAAGGTGTACCTTCAAGAAGCTAGACATGGCTTTAGGTGGACAGTTGACTGAGATTATCAATGGTAACCGTGTGATTAGAATGGATAAAGAAGGAGGAACGTTCGCTATCGAATCAGCGGGTGACCTTCGATTCAACGTCAAAGGTTGTCAGTATGACAACGTTGGTAGAAACAGTTTTACAGAAGTCCAAGGGAAGGCAAAGACCATCACCCATGGCAACGATATTGATTGTATAGAGGGTGGAGCACCCTCTGGTATGGATGTTTCCAAGAGCAGCAGCGTAGGTTGGGAACTCGATACGAAGAGCACAGATGTAAAGATAAACACAAACGATTTTGCTATGAGTGCTTCAGGCACTGCGAATTTATCAGCATCTACTCGCTTCGATATTGTCTGTAATAACGGTATATACCTTAATTGACATTCTGACTTGAATGTACTATAGTAAAGGAACAGACCACATGTTTGGTATGACCATTTCTGCGTCGCAAGCTAAGACTCTCGTTGACTTTATCAACGCTGAGGAAGCAAACTACATAGAAGAAAAAGTAAAAGAAGTACCTGAGCAAAAGAATGCGATGGCACTTTATAAAGAGATCCGTTCGGATTTGGAGGAGATCAAGCACTATGCTACTGACATCATCAAGTATGCCAGAGTTCATAGTGGCACAATGTCCACCCCGAATGCGTATCCATTACCTTATCATAAGGATAATGAACTAGGAGACCCATGGAAGACTATTTAAAAGAGTGTGTCGTGGACATCCCTAAACGCTCGTTCACTTTAATCAGTGACAAGGCAGAAGCACTTGAACTTGTCTGTGAAGAAGCAGAACAGTTTCAACGTGTACTTGAATTGGTTAGATCAACGTGCGATTTCAATGAAGTTTCGTACAAGTATTAATTATGTCACATTCGGTAACGTTCACTAAGATCAGAGATATCTTACGTTCCGCACCTAAACCAGTAACAGACGAGGTACTACTCGAAGTAGCATCCCTCGCTATTGCTGAGACTCTTGGTGAGAGAGCATCTGAACCAGTAACATGGGACAGTAAAATTAATGATGACCTTGGACTTGACTCACTGGACACAGTTGAGTTAGTCATGTTTCTTGAGGAATGCTTCAGCGTAGAGATACGAGATGAGCAAGCAGGTGAGATAGTCACTGTCGGTGACGCTATCACTATCATCAAGGAAAACAAAGCAGGTAAACCACGTAAGGTTGACAAGCGAAAGGTATCCAAGTCATTTGCTAAACAAGCAGAAGCAAGAGCAAAGCAACAAGCTGAGTTGGACAAAGCTTTAGATGAAGACTAAAAAAATATTCTACAATTATGTTGTAGGTGGAAGTGAAAAGGCATTTGCTGATGAGACCGAACTGGACTTCTGGGCAGATGATTACTTTGAACCGCCTACACCTGCGTTAAAGGACTATCCGACAACGTACAGGCATTACCAATGTCCTGCCTTTAAAGAATATTACAAAAATACGTGGGTCATGCGTCAGTCTTTCCCTCTTGGTATAATATATAAATCTACCGAGCAAAAGATTGAGACGAATATATCGCAAGATAACTTCGATGCTTACTTTATGCTAGGCGATGGGTGGTTGGATGGAGAACATCCAGAGGTACAGTTCAAACAAGGATATTGTTTTTGGACAGAGGATACCGATGTATGGTTAGAACAGTTCCAACATCCAGAACTGGCAAGACTAGGACTAGACACAGTATCTGGTGCTTTCCCAATTTCGGTATGGCAACGACCTATTAACTTAGGATTTACAATCAAGACTTATGACTCAAACATCTGGCTCGAAAAAGGATCCCCGCTTTGCTATGTTAGATTCTCTAGCCAAAGAACTAGAGATGTCAAGTTCACACTTGAAAAGCGATCCATCCCTAAAGAAGTCCTTAAGCGACAATATCAAAGCTTGTGGCTCAAAGACTGGCACAAAAACTTCTCATGGAACCTCATCAAAGAAAGACTGAAGAGGGAAGAGGAGGAAGAAAAGAAATGTCCTTTTGATTTTTTATGGAAGAAATAACCCAACTATACAAAGAGTTCCGTACACTTGACGGAGTGGGGGTTTGTAAGGTATACTTTATAAATGGTATACCCTTCTCATTTGATGAGGACGACACACCTGACAACTTCAATTCAGTGAGTATTGCCAACGAAAAACCTATTTTGAGCAACGAAGACCTATATAGAGGTAGTTCGTACCTCATAGAAGAGGGATTTGAGTTAGATATTCTCTTAGAGGATATCAACGACGACTTATATAATGATGAAGATGATTCACCATATCACAAAATACCAAAACGATACTAGAATACATGGAACAATCGGAATCAATCCGAAAAACCGCCAAAAAACTTATTAAAAATAAAGAGCAATGGACACCCGCAGAGGTTGCCTATGCTAAAATGCTTCGTAAAAGATTGAAAAAGTGATCCTTTCGTTATTTCCATCCCCATTACTCCATTCTGAAATGGAGTTGAGACCCTCCCTACTAGAGTGGGTCAAACAATATTATAAAGAAGGAGAGCATGATGCTAACTCCTCATCATGTGGATGGCATAGCAAATACGATTTACACGAAGATCAACGATTCCTAGAGCACTCGCTCTTAATATATTCACATATATCAGACTCTTTAAAGAGTTTAACTGACGCACCGTTCTACATTCAATCAATGTGGGCAAGCGTTAATAGACCTGGCGAATACAATAATTCTCACATCCATGCGGGTGTGGACTTTTCTGGTGTCTTGTATCTACAAACTCCCTTACATTCTGGTGATATTGTGTTTGAGAATGATAACGCAAGGTTTAGATATAATTGGAAGATGCCCGAAGAGATAAAAGATCAGCATAGCCTTCATGATAGTATATGGTTTCATCCTACACCAGGTCGTTGCTTGATATTTCCTGCTGATCTTAGACACAAGGTGGATAGAAATAATTCTGATGAAGATCGTATCAGTGTAGGATTCAATTTAAAGTTCCGATGAAACTATCTAATGGTGAGGTGGTAGTGATTGATGATCTAATACCCCTACAACAACAAATCAAATTATATGTTGAAGCATGTACTCTACCATATCAACTGAGTGGTAGTAATAAATTTGACGTACAGGATATTAAGACACAGAAACCAGTGACATATGTGGATCAGAAGTGGGTAGTAGAAAACTTCTTCACTGATGGTGTAGCAGGTTTTATTGATGCTTATGTACCTCCTACTGTAGAAAAAGCATACATCAACTGTGGTATTCATAGCGAGAGTCCTGACGTACACTGTGATAGTTCACGCAAGGGAGATAAAACTCTTCTATATTATATGAATAGAGAGTGGAAGCATGAGTGGGGTGGTGAAACTATACTATTAGGTGATGACGCACAAGAAATAGAATACATTACACCATATAAACCTGGTAGAATAATTATATTTGATAGCACCATACCACACGCAGCAAGACAGCAGTCGTTCGCTGCTCCCATGTATAGGTTTACACTGGCGATTAAGTTTAATGCTTGAAGAATTTTTAGAGTGGTTTGAAGGAGAGTTTAACAACTGGTCACAGGCATCCAGTTGGCCGTCTTACT